CCATGAAGTTGTTGTTGTGTGAGTAGTTGTGCGACCTGATGTTCTAACGAGACCCAGTCAGGTAGGGGAGGAAATGTTTGCATAATTTGTTTGTAACTGCAACATCTTGTTCGCAATAGTCTTGCATTTCTTGAGACCAATCAGACCAATTAGTAGTTTTACCAAAGTTTCCTTTGTACTCATTGAGTCTATAGCCATATGCTTCTAAACTGTGTCGACCATACAATTGTAGTGGCATGTGTTTCCATGCATGTTTTTGGTCTATATCGAATAAATTCGGATGATAAAGCCTAGATAACAAAAGAGTATCAACAATAATCCCAGTAGGATTAAACCAATTGTAAAGCTTTTTAATAACAGGTAAGTCAAAGCCGATGATATTGTGACCAACAAGAACGTCAGCAGTTTCGAGCCAACTGATTCCTGTAGTAATGGAGTAATTGCTGCCCATCGGAGCATCCTCCTTAATGCTCTGCGTGCCGTCCCCATAGGGTTCGTCATTAAACGATTCAATTCTGTTTTGATTTTCCCAATGGAGAGATAAACAGTGGATTCGTGTAGCATCATTGAGGAGACCGTTTGTTTCTAGATCGAATACGATTGTCCCCACTCCAGTGGTAGGTTTTATCGACAAACTTGGCCTTTTCAATTTCTTCTTTCGTAGGTGGGTTAGGTTTATTTATATATGTATACCATGGATGCTCATAACCTCCGTCAAAAATCTGTGGCTGGGTTGAATCCTTCGGTCTGATTTTCATAGTCAGTAAAACGTGATGTTTCTAAGTTAAATTTTATTTTCCCTGCGAAACCTGTTTCGCCTGAATAGCGATTCTTAATAATTCTAAGAGTCGCAATATCTCGTTCATCTGAGGACTGCTGATTTCGCTCGAGGGCAATGACTTGATCGCTAAGTTGAGCGATCCCTGCAGATCCCCGTAATTGGGATAAGGACACTTTACCTCCTTCTTCGTGCGAAGTCCTATCATTATTACTTCTCCGTAAATGTGATACAAGGAATAAAGATATCCCTGTACGTTCTACTAGGCTTCTAAGCCTGGTCATTGTCTGATCGATTGTGCGTCGTTCATCTCCATCAAGACCACTTAATAATATACTAAGGTGATCTA